TACGACATATGGCCGATCGAGCGATACAACGTCGCGCCAAGCACCAGGGTCGAAATAATCCGGCCGACAGAAGAAGGGTTGAGCGTCGACAAGGTTCGTTGGGGATGGGAGCCGTTCTGGGCCAAGGGCAAGCGCCCGGCGCCGATCAATGCACGTGTCGAAACCGTCATGACAGGAAAGTTCTTCAAACAGCTTTGGCCACACGGCCGCGCGCTGGCACCTGCCAATGGCTGGTTTGAATGGGTCAAGGATCCTGAAGACCCGAAGAAGAAACAGCCCTACTACATCCGTCTGAAGAACGAGAAACCGATGTTCTTCGCGGCGTTGGCCGAAGTGCATAGCGGTCTGGAGCCACATGACGGTGACGGGTTTGTGATCATTACCGCCGAAAGTGATTCGGGGATGGTGGACATTCACGATCGGCGGCCTGTGGTGTTGTCGGCAGAGGATGCGCGGGAATGGGTCGAAGCTGGGCTGTCACCTGAGCGCGCGGAGGAAATCGCGCGGGAGGCTTGCCGGCCAGTGGATGACTTTGAGTGGTTTGAAGTGGACAGGGCTGTGGGGAACGTAAGGAATCAAGGGCCAGAGCTAATCCTGCCGGCACAAGCTTAGAGGCTGGTCACGACAGCACCTTCAGCGCCTTCTCATACAGCGCTTGCCGGTCGGCCAGCCCGTTAGTGCCGCCGTTGATCCGCTTGGTGATCAGCAGAAAGTCGCCCTTGTCTGCCAGCTCGTTCAGGCCGCGGCTGCTCCAATACCAGGCCGCCGACATCGCTGCATGCTCTGGTTGCTCGAGCAGCTCCGGGTGATTGACCAAGTCAAGGCCAAGCGCCTCCCCGCATTCGGCATAGTTGGCCCGGCCGGTGACCTGGATCAGGCCCCGGCCACGGTAGAACTGACCGTCGCCATCGGCCTCTGGTGTGTTGCCCAGGCGCTCAGCCAGCTTGCCGGTGTCGTACTTCGACAGGTATTCACTGCCACCGAGCTCGCGCACGTAGCGGAGCTGGCCGGACTCATGGCCGATCTGGGCGATGAACGCCGCGATGCGTTCGCGGGTGATGATCTGGTATTTGCCCATGGCGGTGTTCAGTGCAGGAACAAAAACGCCGACTTTAGCGCCGGCGTTGGGGAGGATCTGCAGCAACTGCTGCGCTGTAATCGGCATTGTCATACTCCGGTTGAGTTGTAGTGAGATTTTCCGCCCAGCCTGACCCCGGCCCAGAACAGCCAAGCACGCCACCGGGCGACACCCTCTGCCCGCAGTGCGCGGTATAGAACTCCATCGCACTGGCGGCGGGTCAGCTTGCCCTCGTCGTAGAGTCGATCGTGCACGGCACAGGAGGCATTGCCGTAGCCAACGAGCAGCGCATAGATCAGCAACAGCCAGAGCCGCAGCGCTCGGATCGACGCGAAGTTGGTCAGGTAACCGACCTCGACGACGATCAGTCCGTGCTCAGGGTCGGCCAGCTGCAGCTCGCGGATGATCCGCCACTGCCAGCGGCCCAGTTGTTCCGCTGCCAGGGGCGCGATGAAGTAGCTCATGGTTCCTCCGGGCACAAAAAAACCGCACGTCGGCGGCTGGGGTCTGGGGATGTGTCCCGCTCATTATCTGCCTCGTCAGAGAGGTATGAATGGACGGAGGCAATCGAAATGAATTTGAAATACGCGGTTTTGTTGACGCTAGCGATGCTCGCAGGATGCAATCACTACAACCCTGGCGAGTACAGAGGGATACACAACGCCGGCACTATTCCGTGCAATGGGACGCCGCCCAATCAGCCTGGGTGCTATTAGGCTGAATCTGTATTCGTTACGCGGGCCAGCCCTGGTCGAGCATTTCGGCGGTGATGGTCCCGTCGACGACCGCAGCCTGAAGCTCGGCCTCACGATTGAAACAGTCCTGAACGTGATCGCTCACCGCGTCGGCCATGATCAACACTTGGGCGGCAGGCAGATCCACGAAGCCTTCGAACGTTTTCCACTTCAGCGTGTAGTTGCTGTCGCGGGCGGCGCGAGAGGCGGCACCATTGACCAGCAACTTGCTGCGGTCGTCCGTTTCGATGGGAAGGCCGCCGAGCGTTATGCCGCTTACCTCGGCTTGATACCGGCGAGTCGCGATCAGGGGCAGCCAGTCAGGCTCAGGGAGTGGCAGTTGCTCGGGAGCTTTCGACAGCTTCTCCCATGCCGATCCAGACCAGCGCGCGACCTGAGTGCCGGTGGTTTTTGGTGGCGCTGTTGGGGTAGTTCTCAGTGGCAGCGCATCCAAAGGATCGACTTCGAACACAACTGAGTTGTGAAGATTTTGATTATCCCATTGGTAAAGTTTCATTACGCCACCTCCAGAACTTTGATAAACGACTTCAATCCACTCGGCGCAGTTACGTTAGGCAGTGCGAACTGACTATTGGTATCGTAACCAAAAGCGGGCAGCGCCTTCGACAGGCGGTTTGTGGCCGTGTTGCCAGCCCCCAGTGACAAGAGCACTCCCAAACCTGCATCGGTAGGCTGAGAGAAAATCAACGCCTGAGAGCTGGCAATGAGACTAAACACAGCCGTGGCCGGAACGTATTGATACAGCGTTTGACTAGAACTCGCGTGTAAAAATATTTTGTCGTAAGCAAAAATAGCCGAGAAAATCGTACTGGTTAGCGTGCCGATCGGGAACGTAGAAAATGTTTGTGAATCGTCCAAACTTCTTTTCGTCGTTTGAGGGTTACTTGTTAGCAACAACCACTGGCCTAGCTTGTCTGTCGCAATATTGATAACTCCGGCTTGCGCCACGTTAACCCATGTTAAGCCATAGTCTGTACTCTTCTTACAGGTGCTTTGATCGCTAATCATGACTGTGCCAGACAAATTGGAGCAAGCCGCATACATAGCTCTGGCAGTCCCGAACCCCGGATTAATGGGAGTCCACGTCGCACCATTATCCTGAGTTCTGAGCAAAACGGTGTTAAAGCTGCACAGTAAAATAAAAACTCCCGGTGCTATGTAGCAAACCCTCCACCATCGCCCGGCGCCGGATATCACGGCACTAGCTGTTATGGTTTGCCATGTCCTACCATCATCAACACTCCTAAATATTTTTAACGTGCCATCACCCGACACAGCCCCATCGCTAACAATCCAAGTACCGTTATTATCAGTATCGATACCGCCATCACCAATGGACTTGCTGATATTGGCATCCGCAAACGCAAAGGCTTCCCATGTAACGCCTCTATCTGGACTTCTGTATATCGGAGCCCCGGCCGTATTATTAGCCGCTAGTACGGTACCATTCGACGAAGCCTTTACAGACGTTGCTGCAATAGGCAGGTTAAAGCCGCCTGTTACCCAGCTTTCACCGACCACCCCACCCACCAAGCCGACCTGGGAAAATAACAGTGGATAGGCCGCCTGGGAACGGATACTTCCGTTGGCGGGCAGATACAGCGGACCTGGATTTCTGCTGGTGATCAGCACGTCGCCCACCTGCTGCCCGGCGTAATCCCAGTACGGAGCCTTCGCAGAATTGAGTAGCACGGATTGCCCAGGCTTGCCGGTGGTTGGATTCGGAAGACCGTAGATCCAAGCCACACCATTGGACGTAGCATTTACGCCAAGCACCTTGTAGGCATTGCCCGCCAGCGATGGCAGTCCGGCTGCAGACTGGATAGCAGCAGCTACTGCTTGGGCACTGGCCAAGGCGGCCTGAGCATCTGTTTTTGCTATCGCGGCAGCCTGCGCCTGAGCCGCCGCCAGTGCAACCTGCGCAGCCCCGTTAGTTGTGGCCTGATTCGCCGAATTCGCCGCGGCCGTTGCTGAGGTAGCGGATGCTGTGGCCGAGGTAGCCGCCGCTTGCCGGTAGCCATCAATGGCGGTGACTTGCTGGCCGATCCATGTCAGCGAGGCGTTGATCTGCACAACCATGGGCGGCATGGCAGCAATGAACGGATCCGCATATTGATTGAATGACTCTTGTCCATCAGCACGCGACGGCGCTCTTGGAAGCGGTGTAACAGTCGGTATAGCCATCAAATAAGTCCTTCAATGGAAAGCTGGCAGTCAGAAGCCTCCGGCCCGGAATAGATCAGGTCGAATGATTTGAAAAAGCCGTAAATAATGGTCGCTTCGTAGGTTTCCTCGCCGATCCAGACAACTGGCTTGGCGCGGATCTCGGTCAGCAGCTTCTTGATCTTGGCCACCTGATCGGTAGCGACGACGACAGGGAAATCGCCCGTGTCCGAGAATGCTCCCGGCACCACCCTCAAGTTGCCGAACCTGTCGCGCTCCTTGCGGCTGTAGTCATCAATCCCGACCTTGGCGCTGTAAGTAGTGATACCGATCGGCACCAACTTGCCCAACACCAGCGCACCTAAAGCAGCTGTTGAGCTGCTGGTGACAGTGACCGTGATGCTGGCCGTTCCGTACGCAGGCATATCCAGCATGACGAGGCTGTTTCGCGCGTCGATATCGGCAAAGAACCAGTCATACCAGTTGTCGACTGCCGCATCGATGAGGCTGATTGTCTTTGAGTAGACCTGCCCCTCTAAAGGGTCGGTGACAGTGACGGTGACGGACTGGCCCTGGACGTTGAACAGGGCAAGCGCGTTGACCACAGAGCCAGGCTTGATAGTTACCGTTACGGTGCCCGGGTTGGACGTTGCCGTTCCGACTATTTCGTCAAGCATCCGCCAGCGATTGGTGTAGCCGACTTCCATCCACGTCGGTGGATCGGCCGCAAGACCGGCCAGCGGACTGTCGGTCGTCGTCGCGGCCAGCACTTCGTAAACCTTATGCTGGGCGGCGATGATCTTTCGGACTCCGATGGTGTTGGTACCTGCGACCCACTCTGGGTAATCATTTTCCAACACATTGGAATCGATCAGCTTGGCGGGAGTGACCTCAATCGGTCTGATGAACCTCATGCGGACACACTCGCTTTTCTGGTGGGTGGCATACCGTCCTTGTCGAACTTCTCGAACAACTTCCGGCTTTTCTCCGAATCGATCTTCATTGGCCCAACGATCTGTTTCACGACGTCGATCAGGGTGTCGACCTTGCGCTCCAAGGCGTCACTTCCCTTGCGGTCGTCACTTTCCACTGAGGCCGCTTGCGGTGCGCTGTAGATCTGGCCGGGCTTGGTGATATTCAACACCGGGCCGCCCGACGCGAACGCAGGCATGTTCCCTGCGTTCATCTGATCAAGAAACTCGGTACCAAACATCCGGGTTGCATCGGCGTTCATGACGTATTCGCCGTTGGATAGCCTGGCCAAAATGCTGTCGCTGGTGCCGTTGCCAGGCCCGTACACCCGGCCGCCCGTTGCGTACGCTGGGACCGAGCCGTTTGCTTTGGCGGCGTTGGCAATGGCTTGTTCCAGCTGCGCAATGGTCAGCGCACCAGAGGCGACCTGATCGCTCCAATACTTCGCGCCCGCCGCGTCCGCTGCATGGCCGAGGCTCGACTGATACGCCGACTTGATCGCGTTCTCAGTGGCGGCGTTCTTGATCGCCACCGCCAGCTGATCCAAGCCTACGGAGCCGTTGCCGACCTGCCCCTGCCAGTATTCCTTGCCCTTCGCGTCTGCGTTCTTGCCCAGCAGGCTCTGATAAACGGTGTCTATCAACGTGCCGGTGTTGGTGGCAGTCGATGGCTTGATCACGCCGAGCGCAGCCACGACGGCCGCGTTCATTGTGTTCACGGCGTCGGTAACACTCATGATCGAGTTGTCGACACCGTTGATGGCATCGATCTGCGCCTGGGCGAACTCAAGCTGTTGATCGAAAACGGCCATCTGGTCGTCGTAGGTGGTCTTGGCCTGCTTGAGTTGATCCTCCAGCGATTTGACCAGCTTTTCCGCACTGGTGAGCTGCTTGCCGTTCAAGGCATTGAGCTCGGCCACCACGTTGGCTGTTCGACCCTGATCGCGGTTGAATTCCTCCAAAGAGGAATACAGATCCGTGTTGTTGCTGCCGACCGTCGCGAGCGCATCATCAAGCCCGGTGATGCTGGACAGCGAACCGCCCGCCTTCGCCGTGGCAAGCGCCGACTGCAGCGTGGCCTGAGCCTGGCTGCGCAACATCTTCACTGCATCGTCCGACGTGCCACGCAGCTCCTTGAGCGCGCTGCCCAGAGAATTGCTGACAGAGGTCAGGTCGCTGACATTCTTCGAGGCAGTGCTCGACATATCATTGAGTGCCGCAACGCGCGCGTTGTAAGCATCGGTCGTTGTTTTCTGCTGTGCTGCGATCGCTCGCTGCACTGCAGACTGACTTGTGGTCGCAGCGCCCACCAACTTGTCCATGATCGCCTGTACAGCTTCGGCAGCCGCATCGGCGGCAGTCTTCGCAGCAGCAGTCGCGTCGTCGGCGCGCTTCTCCAGAATGGCGTATGCAGCTGAGGCACTATCGCTCAGGCCTGTCAGGGTAAAGAACATCGCGCGGCCGGCGTCGGTGGTGCTGTCGATACCCTCCACCATCGACCGGAACCCGGCTTTAGTGCCCGGTAACTTCAGGCCGAGCGCTTCAAACTGTTTGTTCACGGCGGACAAGGTGTCGTCGGCCCGCTCGGTTTCGCTGAAGAAGGCTTCGTAGTAAGACTGCGACGACTTCTGCAGCGCTTCCATGCCGCCGGCCATGGCCACGTACTGCTCCGTCAGCTTGCCGCCCCAGACAGACACGGGCAGAGCGTTGACGTTGAGCAGTTCAAACATGCCGTTGATGCTGTACAGGTTGTCCACGAACTCCGTCAGTTGCACGAAGTTGTAATTACCTATCCCGGCATTGGTTGCGTCTGAAATCGCTGTGATCGCCGACTGGCCAAGCTCGGTGAACCACCCGTCTAGGGCGGTGTTGATTTCTTCCTCGGTTCGCCCCTGGGTACTGATGTACTGGGTGGCCATGTTCAGGTTGTCGAGAACGCTGTCATTCATCGTCACGTTCAGACGGTGAAAGTTGTTCAGCGCGGTCAGAATTGTCTCGTTGTACTTCTGGCCCAAGGCATCGCTGACGCCCTCCGCCAGCGGCGTATCCAGGTATCTGGTTTTGCTAGAACCGGATATCAGACCGGCCTTTTTCTTCTGCTTGATGTAACCGGTGGCGTCGAACTGGCCGTCGTCCACTCCCAGGGCAATACCTGAATCCTTGGTCTGGTAACCGCTGCCAAACAGCTTGCTGCCGACCTTGCTCCATACAGCCTGGAACAGTGTCGAGCCGGTCAGAATCGCAGCGAACTTGCCGCCCACGAACTTGCCCAGCAGGCCGTCCATTTTTTCGAAGTACTTGGCGGTCAGTGTTTGCGGAAGCATGGCCGCCTTGCCCAGCGCAGTGTCGCCTGCGCTGTCCCACATCTCACTGGCGTCCGGACGAACACCCGCGCTGTACAGCTTGCCGGACTGATACATCCCCATGATGATTGCCAGCGGCCACATTGCCGCCGCGCTGCTCAGGGCTGCGCTTACCTGACCGCCCAGAGTGGCGGCCGTCGCGGCTGCACCCGCCTCGGCAGCGGCGTAGGACGCAGCTGTCATGGCGGTGACGCCCGTGCCGAACTGAGCGCCGACCGTGGCAGCGCCTTGGCCAATAGCACCCGAAAGCGCCGCAGCGGTGACGCCTTCCGCGCCGACAATGGCTGCGGCGTTGGCTGCAGTGGCACCCGTAAACGTCGTGACCAGCGAGGAAAAGCCCGACTGAAGCGTGTTGCTGATACCCGTCAGCATGTTGCCGTAATAGCTCACGCCACCCGACACGGCGCCACTGACGCCGCCAGATGCGTAACCGGTCGCAACTGAAGAGCCTACGCCGGTCACAGTGTTCCAGGCAGAGATCAGGTTTTGACCGATCCCGGCCATACCGCTCCAAAGGCCGCCACTTGAAGAACCCGACGACGTGCCGCCAGCGCTCCCGAGCAACTTGGCCCAGACAGACCCAAGGCCCTGCCCGTTGTCGGTACCGGTCAGCCAGTTACTGAACGAAGCCAGCAACGGCTTGGTGGTCAACATGTGGGCAATCTCGCCCAGGGTTTGTTTGAAACCCTTCTTGAGGTTGTCCCACAACGATTCGGCGCCGTCACCGATGTTGGCCCAGGCGTTTGCGAACACGCTGTCGATACGATCGATAGCGGCTTCGGTCATCTGGCCCCACAGCGTGGCCTTTGAGCGGTTCACCTCGTATTCATTGCCCAACTTCACCAGGGCATCGCGGTACAACGCCGCGTTTTCCGGGTAAAGCGCCATCGCAGAATTGAGCGCCTTCTGCTCTTCGGTGTAGTCCTTCAGCAGCTTGATCTGAGGGTTCAGGCGGTCGACGATGTCGTTGGCTTTGTTCGCGGCCTCCAGCGCCTTGTTTGCGTCGAGTTGCGCCTTGGTCATGGCGAGCAACTGCGTGTATTCCTCGCTGCCCAATGCAATGTTCTTGCCCGCCAGCTCGGCCTTCACGGCCTTTTCGACGTTGAACGCCTCAAGCGCGGCGGTGCCCTGCAAGGTGGCCTTGGCCTCTTTTTCGAGGTTCTGAACCTCGACCTTCATGCCTGCGATTGTCTTGGCGACGTCGAGCCGATCCTGCGCATCATGCTGGGCGTTGATTGCCGCCGTGACCTTGTCCCGCGCACCGGCGCCGGTCTTCAATACCTCGGTTTCAATCTCCTGCTTGATGGTCAGCTCACGCACATTATCGGCGCCAGCCAGGTATGCATTGGCCATGGCCGTGGCCGACTTGATAGCAATGTCAGAGGTCTTTGTGAATTCCTCCAACGCCTTGCGCTGCTTATCAATCAGCTTTTCACCGTCGCTCTTTTTGGCCTTGTTCGGATCGGTACTGGCGACGATACGGTTCATTGCGGCTTCTGCACGGTCCTCTGGGCTCGACCCAGGCAAAACAGGCGTAGGTAGTGGAGCTGCGCCGTTAGTGAGCAGCGAGTATCCAGAACGATTGGCCTGAGGTGCTGAGGCACCCATAGCAACGCGCGTGGCAGAGGCAACAGCGAAGTTCGCAGCCTGCTCGAGTGCCGTAATTTGCCGAAGGGAGCTGCTTTCCGCTGCGGCGGCGGTATCGGCATAGGCCTTGCTCTGCACGGCAGCGGCTTTCGTCGCCGCATCCTCGGCTGCGTAGAGAGCGACCAATTGCAGTTTGAGGCTCTGCTGCTGGACCTTGCTTCCGTCTTTGACTGCGTCCTGATACTTTTTCAGGATGTCAGTCTGTTCAGCGATGATTTTCGCCTGGGCAGCCTGAGCTGGAGTCGCCCCCATTTTCGCAGCGGTGTAAGCGGCCTCTGCCTCTGCATTCGCGCCGAGCAAATCACGGGTTTTGGTCAATTGCTCAATGTATTTGTCCCACGCGTCCTTGGAGGCCTGCGTTTGGCCGCCTTTCGACTGGGCGTCCTTCAGCCGCTCCGTGCTGGAGGTTGCTTTGGAAGTTGCGGAATCAACACCATTGATTTTTTTCCCAAAGTCGGCGGCTTCCTTTGTGCTTTTTTGGTACTCGCTCGCTAAAACCGCGAGCTCTTTGCTGAACGCCGGATACAGCTTTGTGTTTTTTTCGATCCAGGCAGTGACGCTGTCCAGTGTCTTGCGACCGGCCTCTACGTCCTCAATCATTCCTCGAAATTCGGCCGCCATCGGGCCGAGATTGATCCCGCGCTCTACTTTGTAAGTGTAGGAATCAAGAGCATCGCTCGCGGCCTCGATAGCTTTAATCTGCTGCTCAGCCCAGGTGATTTTTTGCAGGCGCTGCTGCTCTGCCGAAAGAGCCTTGTACTGGGCAATCGACTCTTCAACTGTGGTGTTGTGTCCGATCAGAGAGTTGGTCGCACTGTCTGCGCTGGTACCCACGTTGAAAAACGAATACGCCACTGCGGCCGTCATGGCGATCAACCCCACCGGACCAGTGAGCAGCGCAAGCAAGCCTCTTCCCGCAGCGCCGACAAGCAGCATTGCTTTACTCGCACTGGTCGCAGCGGCAGTAGCAGCTTCAGAAGCCCTGATTGCAGCATTGGCGGCCAAAGTTGCTTCAGCAGCTCCAGCAGCTGCTACCCCACGCGCGGCATAAGCGGCCTGAATCTCGGCAGAGGTGGCAGCGGTGGTAGCAGCTAATTGAAGCTCCGCTTCTTGGATCTGGCGGATGATGGCAACTTCTGCCAAACGTGCCTCGGCCATTCTGTTTCGAGCGGCCGCCCGGCCCTGCTCGGTGATTTGAGCCGATAAACGCTGTTCTTCAAGAATACGCTCGGCGGCGAGCGTCGTTTGCACGGTCTTCAGGTTGTTGATTTCGGACTGCTGGCGCATGCGGTCTGCACCCAGCTTCTGCTCGGCGGCGAGAATCTCGGCAGTGGCGCTTGCAAGCACCGATTTGGCGGCTTCCTGACGCAATTGAGCAACCCGGACGACCTGCTTAGCAGCAGCCGCATCAGCCTCAACTTGACGCAAAGTAGCCGTCGTGGAGGTAGCGAGCCCAATGGCCTGTTGCAGTGCTGCCTTCGTAGACGCTGCAAAACCGATAACCATTTGGCCAGCAGCCAGTGCCAGTCGCCCACCGATGATGACGGCAAGGGTCTCTGCCACGCTTGAAACTCGCGCGAATGTTCGCTCTACGGCAGCAGAGTCAGCTGTGAGCGTATCAATAGCTTTGGAAACATCCACAATGACGCTCGCAACACGGGCGCTTGCGTTGCCGGCCTGATCAACACGGCCGATCAGCTGTGTATATGAGTTGCCGATTGCCGTGACGCTGTTGCCTATCGTGACAGCGGTTTTCGCATAAAGGCTCTCGACGGCCTTTTCCTGACTTTGAAGGGCCTTCACAACTGCATCGGCGGTCAGCTTTCCGTCCGCGCCAAGCGTGCGGAGCTGCCCCACAGTCTTGCCCATGCCTGTCGCGATAGCCTGCGCCAGCGCTGGAGCCTGTTCCATGACGCTGTTCAGTTCCTCGCCGCGCAAGACACCGGATGCAAAGGCCTGGCCGAGCTGGATCAACGCAGCGTTGGCAGAGGACGCAGAAGCGCCCGAGATCGCCATCGTCTTACTGATCGTGCCAACGATGCCTGCAACGCCCTCGCCGGTCAGCTTCAGTTCTTTTTGATTGGTCGCGATCCGCTGATAAAGCTCCGCTGTTGCGGTCAGGGGCTGGTAAGAGCTCTGTGCGATGGAGAACACCGCTTTCTGCGCAGCATTGAATTCTGCGGCACTGGATGTAACTAGTCGCAAACGGCTCGCAATAGTGGCGTATGCATCAGCCTGGCTGACCAGCGAGCTGATGCTCATACCAGCAACTACGCCAGCCATTGCGTTCCTGAGCATGTTACCGGCCGCAGAGGCTGACTGACCCGCCCGGGTGAATGCCGTGTCGACGGTCGCCAATTGACGATCGATGCGCCCAGACACCTGCGCTACTGTCGCGTCAGCGCGGGCCATTTCCTGGCGCAGCTGCGCCGTGGTCGCTTCGAGGCGGATCAGCATCCCCTGGACTTCTTGAGACATTCACTTTTCTCCAGGCACAAAAAAACCCGCATAAGCGGGTGTGTTTTCAAATGATGCGGGGGCTACGCTGCAGCGGCCTTGCGACCGAGAGCGGCAGCCCGGAACCCCATGCGGACCTCTTGAGCTACCGACTCCTTGGTCTTCGGCTTCTCACCGGAGCCAAATGGGTTGGTGTTGCGCAAGAATTCGACCTTTGCGTCCCACGCCATCAGGATTTCCGGCACCGGGGTTATCCAGGCCTCGCTGGGTGGCCAACCCAGCCAGCCGGTGGCCATGCCGAATAACTCGTCGACATAACTACCGTTGCCGTCGCGTTTTACTTTTTTGCCTTAACTTTCGCCGCTTCGGTTTCAGCTTCGGCAGCAGCTTGCTGCTCGGCCGTTTTGGCAGCTGGATTCAGCAGTGCGCCGAGATACTCGATCAGCGGAGGGGACACGCTGATGATGCCTTGGCGGTAGATTTCTTCTTCCAGCTCTTCCATCGCGGAAGGCTTCAGCGCCAAACCGGCGCCAGCAACAATCACCTGAGTCATCGCTTGTAGGCTGAATTTTTGTACTTCGTGCATTGCAGGCAAGATCCCGCCGAACACCTTCTCGACGCGCTTCACAGCTTTCAAATTGAAAGTCAGGGTGTACAGCTCAGTGCCAACTTCAACGTCAATGGTGCCGTGGTCAGTCTTGGACATGGGTCATTCTCTTTAGGTAAAAAGCGGAGGAAATGCCCCGCATTCGAGGCATCTGGTATTGCGAAACGCCGTTAGGCCGCTGGGGCCTGCACGTCGTAGATTGCGGAGTTGATGCCGATCGTGACGTTGCGCTTGATCACGTCTTCGGCGCCGCCAACGCCCTTCTTGTTGCTCATGACTTTGGCGGCGAAGTAGTCGATGGTGCCGTCCAGATATTCGACCTTGAACGGGTAATCGAAACGGTTACGGTCCTTTTGCGCAGCAACCAGCGCCAGCTGGCCTGCATCGCTGGAATCCAAACCGATGGTCAGCGCGACGGAACCGGCATCGTCCAGGCCTTTCAAGTGGCGAGTGCGGGAGTCGGCCAGCGCGGCGAAGGTCACGTCACCAGTCTCATCACCGTAATCATCAATGTTCTCCACCTCGCCTACGGCGACGTAGGTCAGGCCGGAAAGCAACGTGATGGCGGCGGCCGAAGTTTTGGGCAAATCTGCGGTCAGGCGTGGGCCAATCGAGATTCGTGTGCCGGCGGCGGTTGTAACAGACATAAGTAGTCCTCCAAGGGACATTGGATAAAGCCGCAGCGCGGCGGTGGTTCAGCGGTAAATCAGTGTTGCGTGATGATCCGGAGCGTCACAGAGCCCATGTAGGTCACTCCGTCAGGCTCACGACTGGTGTCGGTGCGCAGGACGCGCACCGACACGGCAGTGCCGGTACCCAGAACAAGCTTGATCTCGTCCAGGGCGTCGCAGATCTCGCCATTGATGCGCTTCACCTCGGCCTGGCCTTGGTAGTCGGACCAGACAGAAAGGTAGAACAGGCGGTTGTCACGCTTGCGCCCGGAGACCGGCGACGTGTTGCTCGACACCTCACGATCCAGAGTGACGTACGGGTACGGGGTGCCCATCGGTACCGCGTCGAATACCGGCACTGTCAGCGTGGCTCTGAGTTTCTGGTAGAGCGCGGTTTGAAGCGCAATCGACGGATCGCTCATCGCGCCTCCCCGACGGCCTTGCGCAACGTACTGGCGATCGCATGGCTGATGATCAGGCGAATATCGTCACGGTTAATATCAATTGACGGGCGCAGCCAAGGGTGTGCTGGCCGTGCAGCGAACACGCCGTCTCCGATCGTGTATTGCTTCGTGCCGTACTCTACAAAACGGGTGTAGAAGAAATGGCGGTTGTCGCGCTTACCCCGGATGCCGATCTGCGCATCCAAGCCGCTTTTCGAAACAAAAGCCTCCAGCGCCTCTGCCGCCTCACCGGTATCCCTGGGCATCAGCGATTCCTGAGTACTCAACACCAGGTTGGCGGCCTGCACCATCGCAGGTCTCAACTCGCTTTCCATCTGGTTGCCAATTCTTCGCAACAGACCCCGCAATTTAAAATTGCCCTGCGAGCGCCGGGCCACGATCAGGTTTTCTCAACCGTGCTTTTATCGGCCTTGACTGTTTGTGCGACCGCTACTTCGTTGGCCAGGCCACGCTCGACCAGATCAGCACCGGATTTCGCATCAGTGGTGAACTCGTCATCACGATCCACCACGCCAAAAGGCCCGGACAGGCGGGCTTTAGCTTTCAACTTCATAATTTCACCTCAGGGGTTGGGAACGTTTGAACAGAGCAACCGCAACATGGTGCGGTCGTTATCGGGTAGTGCGGCCTCAATCAGGTAGGTCATGCCGGCGTTCGCTAAGCGCAGTCCCGCGACGAGATCGGAGGCGTATCTCACTCGAATTTCGGCGGTGATCTCTGCGCTCATCTGCTGGGCGACCGGGGATGTCCGCCCAGTCGGAATAGTTATTTCAGCCCATACGGTGCGGATAGCAGTCCAACCATCAACACCGCCGCCCATGTCGTCAGACACGCGCTGCTTTGTCTGCACAGAACACTCATGTCGAAGGTTTCCTGCTCTCATCACACCCCCAGCGAAACGCGGTAAGGGCTCAGCAGCGAGCGGGAGCCCTGCGGAAGATCAGACGCGCTTACGCCGACCACAACGTCCTCCCGGTTGGCGTACAGGTTGCCCAGAATAAGCAGACACGCCGCCGTGATGGATTTGGTGACAACGATCGGATCGTCGCCAGACGTACCATCCAGTACAGCGGCGGCCATGGCATCCGCATCTGGGTAAAACGACCGGTTCAGGTAGAGGGCCGCCGATTCCTCAGCCGCCTCAAGTTTCAGCAGCACATCCGGCCGATCGCCTTCTTCCGCGCGGCAATGCCGCATGGCGACTTCGATATCGATGACCGACATGTCACTCGCCCTTTGCAAGCTTTTTCGGCTTCTCGGGTTTAGCCGCAGCCGCCAGCGAATCGCCGGTCACTACGCCAGCGCCCACAGCGTCCTCTTCGCCCAGCACCACGACCGCATCGCCATCAGCAGAGTCCGGCTCGGCATAGCCCTTCTGGATCAGCTCGCGGCCGTGCTGTTCGATGGTTTCGAACGACGTACCCTCGACCAGCGTTAGCCCGCCCAGATACAGCGGCTTCAGGGTCTTCAGCTTCATGATTGCCTCCAGTGGGCCGCCACCTGGGCGGCCCGGGTTGGGTTAAGGGGTGACCGGTGCGTTGAACGATCCATAGATGAACGCTTCGGGACGCTTGACCGCCAGCGCGACGCGCTCCTCGCAACGGACCGAGATCAGGTTTTTCTCGAAGTCGTCGGCGTTCTCGGTGGAGATCACCACGTTGGCGTCTTCACGGTCGAACAGCTGGGCGCCAGTCTGGAAAGCGCCCGTCAGGAACTTGCCCTGGAAGCCAGCAGCTTCGGTGGCGACCACCGGCAGGCCCCACAACACCGGACCAGCCAGGCCAAGCGGGTTGGCCAGGATGTAGCGACCCAGCGAATCTTTGGTCAGCTCGATTTTCGCCCAGTCAATGAAGTGAAGGACGTGACCGGAAGCTGGTAGGCGGGCCAGCTGTGCCTGCAGCATCGCCAGGCGCAGGTCGTCGATCCCGGAGCGGTCCTCGACCTCAAAAGCCGGATCAAAGACAGATGCTTGAGGCACGATGCCGTGCAAATGAATGCCGGTGCCGTCGCCGAACAGAATTTCTTGCTCTTCCGCATACTTCAGGCCGTAGCGCATTTCCACATCGATGGTGGACTGCAGTTGCGCGAAGTCGTCCATGATCTGCTTGGAAGCTTTGAACATGTGCGCGATCGTGGACACGGCGGTCAGCTTGGAGGCAAAGCTGATGCTCGAATACGGCTTGGCCGTGCCCTCCGCTACTACTTTGGCCGCGTTGACGAAGCCGGTCTGTTGCACCCAGAAAATCGCAGGCGACGTGGTGCGACCAGGCGCAATCAGGTCACGGATGAACAGGCGCTGTTTAGCCGGTGTATCGATGCCGGGCAGACGCTGTGGCTCGACGACGCCTTGGGCGACGTCAGTTGACAGCAGCGCTGCGCTGACAGGGATGTTGACGCGCTTGCCGCCTTCGAGACTGGCAGCGAAAGCCTTCAGAGCCTCGCTTTTGATGACGGTTTGGCCGAGGCTGTCGCGGTTCTGCGGCGCGCTGGCCGATGGCAGGCGCGCGAATTCCTGCTCTACTTCACCGAGCTTGGCTTTCAGCTGCTTCTCGGCCTCAGTCAGCGAGTTGAATTTCAGCGCGAGTTCGTCGACGGTGGCTTTGGTTTCAGCAGACAAGTTGCCCGCCTTCTTCGCCTCAGCGAGAGCCGCTTCGGCTTTGGTGCTGAATTCGCTGGTGGCTTTCGCCAATTCAGCGGAGACGCTCTTAAGCAGTTCATTTGTATCGGACATGGGTCAAACTCCGGGTACGGTAGAGGCTGCCGACTTGAAAGAGGCCAGGGCCTTTTCGAAATCAGCGATTACGGAGGCCGAAACGGCCAGGGGTTCGGTAGCGCTCGGCGTACCAGGACCGGCAGCGCTGGGCGTGCCGGTTTTTAGCTCTTGAATCATTGCGCGCCGCTCGGAGCGGGGCATGCCCTGCTTCGCCAAGATCACATCAAGGCGCCGCGCGGCGATCTGTTGCGGCGTGGACGCCTTGGTGTTTTCCTTCAAGTCGGCACTGTCGAGCAGTGAGTCAGCGAAGCCCTGATCAACAGCTTCACCGCCGCCGATCCAGCTTTCGGCATCCATCAGCGCTTGCATCGCGGCAATATCCTCACCGGTTCGTGCTGCGTAGATGTTCGCCATGGCTTTATCAAACGGTTCTAGCGTGTCCGCCATTTCACGCAAGCCAATGCGGTTGGCAGCCACGCCTACCCAGCAGTTGTGGATCATGAGGAAGGCGCCGAGGCCCATGCGGATCTCATCGCCCGCCATGGCGATGACTGATGCGGCCGAGGCAGCGATGCCGAGAATCTTGACGGTCACCTTGCCCTTGTATTCGCGCAGAATGTTGTAGATTGCCAAGCCTTCGAACATGTCGCCGCCGGGCGAGTTGATATTTACAGTGACGTCTGCGCCGGCCAGGTTGCGCAGTACGGCGCTGACCCGCTTCGCAGTTACACCGTCACCGGTCCAGTAGTCGTAACCGATAGGATCGAACATCGAGATAGTGTTCTCGTCGTCAGCTGCGGCACGAATGTCCGGGTTCCACCGCTCAAGCGCCACAGGCAGCAGATCCGATGAAGCGCTCACACGCGGGCGCTCCGCCGGCGCAGCAGGCAGGGTTCTGATTGTCATGGTTACTCCGCTGGTTCGGTGATGCTGAGGCGTGAAATCGAGATAAGGGCATGGGCCATGGTCGGAGCGTCCGGGTCCCCACCATCAAGCGCGGAGCAAATGTCCTGAAGCAGCTCGCGTGTTGCTTCCCGGTTGCCGTCCTTGTGAGCGTGTAACGCTTTGGACATGAAGCGGTTGAACTTGGCCGAAATATCCTCGCCCTGCTCCAGGCTCTCCAGCGCGACCATCGCAGATTGAACGGTGTAGATTTCGCCGCCGGGAATGGGCGGAAGGTTTTCCAGCCGACGGACCTCGTTGCGCGACATCCAGCCATTCATCAGCGCGGTGTTGTACCAGGTGCCACGGCCGGCACTGTCGGCGCGCAGCAAGCCTTCAACTGCAAACTCCGCGAAGAATTCCTCGGCATCCGCCTCACCAATCAGACAACGGGTGATTTCCTGTTCGATGTTGACCAGGAGTGGCCGCAAGCTGTTGGTGAGAAAGTGCAGGTTCTGCGCCTCGACACTAGCAGCCCAGCTCGACTGTTTGTCCATGTGCCCTACCATGAACGGCGGTACGCGGAACCAGCGACAAATCTCCTCGACGTTGAACGCTCGGGTTTCCAGCATCTGCGCTGCTTCCGGATTCATCGTGACGCTCTGATACTTGAGGCCCGCTTCCAGCACCATCGTCTTGCCAGCGTTCTTCGAGCTGCTGAACGCAGCCAAGCTTTTCTTCAGCTGGTCCCGCTGCTTCGGTGTCAGCGTGCCGGAGCCCTGCGCGGCGCCCCCTTCGACCGTTAGAAAGCCCGAGGCCTGAAGGCCGTTAGCAAAGACCTTGGCGGCCGCCTCTTCCGATGAAAGCGCGGTGCCGATGACATCACGCCCGGTTGTTACCGGCAGCATCCCGCACACGCCATCGAGGCCAAAACCACGAATGTGCATCAAGTTCTTTTCGGGGATGTCCCGCTCGGTACCGTTTTCGTTGTAGGTGTACTTCAAGCGGCCGTTATCCAGGCGCTTGACCGTCATGCACTGCGGTAACAGCGGATCGAGTGCCACGATTCGGGTTCCGATGAGTTTCTTCTCAACGAAGGCGTTACCGCGCAAACAGATACTGGCTACGACCTGGAGCATAAAGCGCTGGGGGGTCATTTCTGCATTCGGCGATCGGCAGAGGACCCGAAACAATGGGTGATCACGAGCAGACTCACGTGAGCCGTCGGGCAACCGCCGGTACAGCTTCAGAGGCAGCGTTGAAACAGATTCGGAGAGCAGACGCACGCACGCCCACACGGTGGACAGTCGCACCGCGCCGTCAACCGTGACGTGCTTGCCGCTGTTGGAAGTGCCGAACCATTCCTGCCAAAAAGCCTCACTGGTGAGCCCAACAGGGACGCCCAGCCAGCTCTGTAGCGCAGAGCGAATCCGCCCCGGTTTGTTTTTGCTCGCCATTAGAGCCCTGCCATTATTGGATCATCAAAGAAATCGTCGACGTTTCCCCGCGCGACGGGGTTAAGCGACAACAGGGCCACGGCGTTGAAGAACGCCATTAGCGGGTCTATCTTCGCCGTGCCAGAAGCCTGTTTCGTGATCAGGATCGAGTTACCGGCCGGCACCACCTTCGCGTTACCACAACACCAGGACATCATTGGCTGACCGCCGTGGACCATCCCGCCTTCTGCCAGCTTTCGTTCGGCAGTTTTGATTGAACCGCCCAGCTTCCAGCCCTGCGAAATACCAATCACCTTGTCCTGCGGAATCTCCGCCTCGATTAGGCCGTCGAGGATGCCGCCGACGCCCGCCGGGTCGACGCCAATCATGTCGAGCTTCCCGGATGCGTAGATTTCGGCTACCAGCTCGGCGACCTCGGCAACGTCCTTGCCGATGTACTCGACAAGCGTCAGGTTGCCGTCTTTGGCAAAGTCATGGAGGCGCGAAGCCTCACTCTTGCGGCGTGTCAGCACCGAGGGATGGGCCCATGCATGTGTCCACAGCACCCAATTGCGGGATTCCGTCTCACGGCCCAGCACTGCAAAACCCAGCAGGTCGTCAAGGCCGCCGCCGTCGATCCCGACGTCAATAACTTCGCAACGGGCAATCAGCTGGGCGAGTGTCAAGTTCTTTGCCTTCGCCTGCGCCTGCCAAAACTCGGCGCCCGCCCACCGGTTGGCCCGCAGGTTCATGCCAATCTCGACGTTCAGGTGCTTGGCGAAGAACTTGCGCTGAGCGCCTGGCTCTTTCTTCGCTTCCTTGACCATTTGGTCTTCCAGCCACTCACGGCTGACCGACCGCCCCATGTTTGGGTTGGTGATGTAGAAGTTTTCGGGCTTGAGGTAGTCCTCTGCCTCAATCATCGCCACCGGAAACTCATAGAGCACACCCAGCGACTTCTTGTCCTGGATCTTGCCGTCACGCACATCCCGGTAGTAGTCGAGCTTTTCCTTGAACACTCCAGCCGGCGGTTCATCACTCTGGGTAGAGAGGAAAATCACAAACCCTTCGTCGCGCGAGATCTGACCGCCGGTAGCCTCCATGAGCATGGCATCGGCGTTAGGCCGCTTGCCGAACACCCAGAGCTCGTCGATCAGGATTTTCCCGGACTTTTTGCCGGAGACCGTATCGGAGTCTGCGGCGACTACTTTTAACGCGGCCTTTGTCGTCAGATGCGTGATAGTCCGGATGTGATCCTGTACGTGCAGCATCTTTTCAAGCGTTGGATTAGCCCGGACCATTGCCGCTGCGGGCTTGTAGCTGTTCTGTGCGACCTCAATCGTCGGCGCCAGGATCAGCAACTCTTCGTTATCACGCCAGTTGCGCACCAGTGCGGTGACCATGATCCCGGCCGCGATCGTTGATTTGGCGTTCTTCTTGCTGATGAGTAGGAAGTACTCCCGGATCTTCTGCTTGCCGGTCTCGGCGTCGTAGGCTCCGAAGATGGCAGCCACGAAATCGAATACCCACTGTTCGCAGCATTGGCCGAAGGTGGGCTGGCCAGGCACGTCCACTACCTTGAGCGACTTGAACAGCTCAAGCGCGGCGTCGGCCTCCGATCGAAAAAGCGGCGGAAATGGAATCAGCGATTGGCGCGACAGTATTCGGCGCTCCCAGTCCGGGCACGCAGTCGTCCATTCCATCTACTTCACCGACCGGAGTGGCGGCTTGCTCGTCCCGTACATCCCGGCAGCTGCCTGTTCGGCGGCGTTCTGCTTGTCCTCTTTTTTGCCTGTCTCACCTTTACGCTGGTGCATGAACGGCATCAGGGCTTTTGCGGCATCGACCCTGAGCTTTGCCTCTGCTTCCGGGTCGTTCATTGCCGCAATCAGGAAAGCTTTCGGATCTGTGAAGGTCAGCGCGCGAGCCAGGTCAAAAGACGGGCCGTCCTGCTCACCGTCAGCACCATGCTCAACTGCTTTGGGTTCATTGACCGACGGTTGAGCTTTAACTTTTTTGTTAACGGGCAACTTGGCCAGCTCTGCTAACACATGCGGATCTTTCGCGAGCCTAGAACCGGCCGCCGATGCGCTGGAAGCGCTGTAGCCAGCGGCTATCGCTGCATCTTTGTTGGACGCACCTCCCCTCAAAGCGTCGGCGAACGCGCGCTTTTTGGGTGTTAAAGCCATTAACAAAAATCCTGAAAAGGGGAAAAAAACTACGAATGCGGGCCCAGGTGGTCTAGAGCGCCAAGGCTCCGGACTTTCGAGGCACCCCTGCTCTTGTCGCACGCCAGTGGCGTGCTGCACTGCTATGGTGCGCACCCGCTCCGGGGAGTTGGCGTGCTACAGACCGGCAGCCTCCTCGCGCTGCTTCACGGACGAGTGACAGGTGGTGCACAGCGGCTGCCAGTTGGTTCGATCCCAGAACAGAGCCATGTCGCCGCGGTGCGGTTCGATGTGGTCAACCAGCGCAGTCGCTGTCACTCGACCCACTGCATCACACATCACGCACAGCGGGTTATCGAGGATGAAGGCCTTGCTCGCCTTCTGCCATGCGTAGGTGTAGCCGCGCTGGCCTGATGTGGCTTTGTCAGTGCGCCAGGAGCCAGGCTGCATGATCGGCAGCTTGTTGCCCTGCGTGCTCACCCGATTGTCCAACGACTTAAGCCGAGACATCACTCACCTTCCAGCCGAACCATCTGCCCATCTACCGCGAACTCAACTCGCAGCACTGCAAACGATTCCGGCTCCTGGATCAACTCAACTCGAAGCTGCCCGCCGAGCACCTCGCCACTGAACGCGTCATGCACGCAGACATGCACGCCGTTCTTCTTGATGATCAAAGGGCGTGACGACAGCAGATAGCTGAGTCGGGATTGATCAGAGCGTTTCATCAGCAGCTACTCAACAGTGCAGGCCGGCCACTTGCATCGCGCAACTGCCAGCGCGCCTGCATGGTCGTGGTCTTCCGGCATGATCATGGGGAATGGTGGGTAGCCCGGCACTATGACGTACCAGGACTTCTTCATTTGCTCTGGCTGCGCATGATCTGCGCGTCGACCTGATCGGCGCACGTATCGAGCAGCTTGATGGCCTGATTCTTGAGTTCCCAGAGCTGCCCGTTGTCGGCAAGATCTTCGTCCTCAACCCGTTCACAAGGCACAAGCGCTGGCGCTTCAATTCTGAGAGCGCTGACCTTTGTCACTACCGGCGGCTTTGCCGCGCAGGCCGTCAGGCAAAGGCTGAGCAGCCCAATCGCGAACAGGCTTGCTGTTTCGTTTGAGAGTTTCAAAGTCTTTCCTCGCCTGTTTGGCTTTGTCTTCGCTGACCTTGATGCGCTTGGCCAGGTCCGCTGTGTATGCAGCGTTGCGCTTGGCTTCAGCCTGCAGCGTGGTGATAGTGGCCTGGCTCTCGGTGTTGGCAGCAATGGCGGCGTCCTTGCTCTTGGTCTCGACCGTGAGTGCGCCTTGCAGCCCGACGAATCGGTACTGCTGGAAGCCGATCAGCAGTAAGGCGACAAGGCCAACGATGAATGCAACTGCAAAAGCCTTCATGCCGCGTCCACCTTTCGCCCGATGAAGCGCGTCACCAGTTCGCGAATGGCGGTAACGCCGAGGAATCCAATACTGCCGCCGGCTGCCACTGACAGACTCGGCGGCCACTCCATCCACTCGATGACGCTCGAAGCAACGAGGCTGAGCGCACCGCAGATAAGGGCTTCAAGAATGATCCGGCTCTTGCTGGTCTCTTTCGCGTCGTACAGCACGCGAAGGAACGAGATAAGGACCGCCATGATTGCGCCCTGCCACAGTGGATTCGAAAGGGCGACCCAGAGCGCAGCCCATGTATCTGGCTTTTCAGGCATGTTCGGCATCCGGTGTCCTCCCTTTCTGGGAGTGAATTAGATCGGCCCACACAGCACTCCCAGCTTGGAGCAATGGGTGTGGTAGAGCCGAAAACGAAAAAGCCCCGGCAAATGCCGAGGCTCGAAATGATTGTGCGTGTCTTCCCACGCTGCCCGCCGGTGCTACCCCAGTGAGTAACGGAGAGAGGGCACACTGGCTGCCGGTGTTCTTTCGTACCGCTTGACGACCGGCTATACCGCTTTCAGGCCTACCCGAAGGTCCATCCTGACTATGGTCACTAACAAATAAAATAGCCCTAGACACACCTTTTTACGTTGACAATACATAACCCTAGAGTTATAATTACCACATCAACTACACAAGGAGACGGAGGTGCAAAGCAGGAAGTTGATTAAGGAGCTTGAAGCAGATGGATGGGTTCTAGAACGCAGCACAGGAAGCCACCATATGTTCAAACATCCAACCAAACCCCAAACGGTTCCAGTGCCACACCCTAAGAAGGACCTACCACTTGGAACAGTAAGGGCAATCAAGAAACTAGCCGGGTTGATGTAACCCGGCTTCACCCTTTGCACCTTCGCAGGAGACGTAAATGAAATATCCAATGTGCATCGAATGGGGCGACGAGAACACCGCCTACGGCATTCAGATCCCAGACATTCCCGGCGCAATCACTGCTGGCGATACCTTCGAAGAGGCTCATGCCGCGGCGGTCGAGATTGCACACATCATGCTGCAGGAGATTGCAGCAGACGGCGGGGATATTCCCAAGCCGACGCCAGTCGCTGGACACGCCAAAAATCCCGAATTCGCGGGTATGGGCTGGGGCATGCTGGAAATCGATGTCACGCCATATCTGGGCAAGACTGAAAAGGTAAACGTCACTCTGCCAGGCTTCGTGATCCAGCAGATCGACCGGTACGTTCGGGACCACAGTATAAAAAGTCGTTCGACGTTCTTGGCTGATGCAGCTCTTGAAAAGCTGGGTCGCGCCTAACCCAACGGCCATAACCCGCAAAAAGCAAAAAGCCCGGCTCAATGACCGGGCTTCTTCTATCAGGGTGCCGCGCTGGTACAGCTGAACACCGTTGCATGAAAACAGAGCTATTCCATATGGACAACTGTTTTTTACGCGGCCTCTTTCACTGCCTCCAGAGCACAATCCACCCAAGCAACACCAGCCTTGATCAGCTCGCGTGCCTTCATCTCGCTGAAGCCGTATTGACGACCCACACGAATCGCGGGCCACTTCGCGCCGAAGTACAACCAGACCATGTCGCCCATCTGTGCATCGCGTCGGCAAAGCTTGGCCACAGCTGCATCAACCAGCCCTGCAAGTTCATCAGTGATCACATATGCCTTCGTGGTCGATGGCATCACATCACGCATGATTGCCAGCGATGGCGAGGTGTAGCCCGGCACGCCCATGCCATCCATTCGCCAGAAGCCCCACTGCTCGAGCATGTTTTCGGTATCCCCAAGAGGACGGTGCAGCGGTTTGCGAATCATCATAATCAGTCCCCTGTGTAATGCGTTCCGCCTGCACCCAGGCGGTTGTTCTGTTCGTAATGCTTGGCAGTGGCAGCGTCGACTGTCTGGTTCACGTTGACGAACTGCTCCAGCTGCTGCGTGGCTTTGCGAAGGTTGAAGCTCAGTTGCGTGACCAGCTGCTGCTGATCGAGCGCTTCACCATTGTCCTGCCGTACCCAGCCAGACGCATTGCAGGCAACGCAGTCCAGCTCATGAAAAACACCTTTGACGACGGCACGGCCACGGCACATAGCGCAGGTTTTCAGCGGGATCATTCGGCGGCGAAGATCAGGCCCATGGCTCTTTTTCATGCTTTTGAAACCTCGCCTATGGTTGATTCTTGAATAGGGTCGCAGCCCTTATTTTCCGTGGCCTGTAGCCCGTTACCAAAACCGCCCGTTCTAAAGCCGGTCAATGTTTGAATCTGGTTCAGGCCCTTTGAATCTAGATGCGCGTGCCACTTCTCAAGGGCGTCACGCTTGCGGCTAATCACGTCCGACTGGATATAAACCTTCACGTTGTGACCCATGGCGTGGTTGATCAGCAGTTCACCGATCAGATGGTCGATGCCGATATCTGCCCAGCCCGTGCGCGCGACCTTGCGCAGATCGTGGCTGGTCCACTCGCCCTGCCCCAGCCTTGCGAACACGGCGCTGGCCTGACCTTCACTGAGCGCCTTGCCACTGCGAGACGGAAAAAGAAACTGACCTTTATAGCCGCTGGACCACTGGATATCCCGGTAGCTGATCAGCAAAGTGCGTACCTGATCTGTCAGCGGCAGGTGATGCTCGACGCCGGTTTTCGTGTGCTCGGCAGGGATGAACCATTCACGCTCTGCTAGGCTGATGTGCGACCAGCGCGCTTGCCGCGTCTCGCCGATGCGGGTGCCATGGCAGAGCATCATCAGCGCCAGTAGGCCGTCCGCCGGTTCTTCCTTGAGCACGGTCAGCAGACGCGCTATCACATCCTGCAACTGGGTGCCGCGCAGCCGGGATGGCTTGATGCCGACCTTGGCTTTCGAGAAGTCGCTGAACTTGATGTCCTTCATCGGGTTGACCGCGATCAACCGGAGCTTGAACGCCTGACGGAACGCCAAGGCGAGCAACTGAAATGCCGATCGCACGTAATCAATGCCGATGGTTTCCTGCGCTGGCCACATGAACTGATCATCAAGACTGGCTTTGTCGATACCAGTCAGCGGTAAGTCACCCAGGCGCGGCTTGAGGTGGCATTTGATCAGCGACGCACCGGTCTTCTTGCGCTTCTCGGACAGGCTGCGGTCGCGGGACATACGGTCTGCATACCAGTCCAGAAGCTCACCGGTCGTGACCCACTTTGAGAGGTTCGAACCGGCGCCGGCATCGAGCCGCAGCCGAATAGCAGGCAGCGCAGCGACGACCTGTTTCGCGGTCAGATCAGGGAAGCTGCCGACAAGGTTCCATTTCCCCTTGCTGACTAAGTACCACGACGCCCGGGAACGGTCCCGAGTAAAGCGCAGGTACAGGCCTCGGTTTTCCACGTCGCGCAGGTCACGCTCGGTACCAGCGGCCTGCCGTTTGATTTCAGCATCGGTGATCCGTACGGCGGCCGTCATGCTGACACCTCAAGGTAATCAGTGATCCGAACTCTGACGGCTCCGCCCTTGATGGTTTCGGCACTGATCTGCAGCTGAGTGACGAACCTGCTGTCGTCAATGCCCAGCGCCTGCGCCACACCGTCACGACCAGACTTGAACGCGGCGATGCAATTGTCATCGTCACGACGGCGTCGGTCTGGCGGTATGAACTCGAGCGAAAGCAGCGCGCGACCGGCGGGCACCGGCAATGCAGCCTGAAGGCAAAGCAGGTAACAGGTGTTGCGGTACGCCTTAGCGGCCCGGCTTTTTGTTGCCCAGTGCGTCCGCGCATTGGGGCTCAACACCTTTGGTGGCCAGGGCAACATCAGATCGATCATGCTCATACCGGCTGCCCTGTGACCACATCAACGACTTCGAAAGTGTTCGGCCACATCCAAGCGCCGTAGCGCTTGGCCATGGCGGCATCAACGAACAACGCCAATGCATGGTCAGGTGTCGAGCCCAAGTCAACTTTGAACGAGCAGCAGAACACCGCGAAGCGGTAGGTATCGATCTCGGGTATGGCCAGGCGCCGATGATCCGCCGGAGTGCTCACTTGCACAGCTCCAGTGCCTGCGCCTCATTGAATCCCTGTCGGAGCAGTGCGAGGTATTTCGTGCGCTTGATTTCCGCGTCGATAGCCCAAAACTCGAGAATCACAGGCAGATTGCGCTTGTACTCTTCAATCTGTGCGCGCTGCTTGTCAGGCGTGCCGGTTAGCACTGTCAGATTGTCTTTGCTCACTTGGAACCTCCAGCGCGACTGACGCGCAACTCTTTCAATGCGCTGTTGCCGACTTCCGGCGCGCTTTTCGATGACGACGCCGCAATCTCGGCGAATGGGATAGGGCCAAGGTCTTCGCCACGCCATACGCGGCAAGCCTGAACCTGATAGCGTTTTCCGAAGCTGGCCAGCCCCAGTTCGCGACTGAGCAGCGGAAGACTGTGGAAGCCCGCAGCGGCCGTCGCGTGGTATACGGCGGGGTGAAACCATTTCTCACGACCACGCATTGCCGGGTGGCAGTTGCGCATGGCCTGCTCGTAAGCTGCCTCAACGCCCGGCAGGCCAACCATTTCAGGCGTCGGCATGCACATGCCGATGAACTTGCCGGGGCTCGGGATGAAATCGGTCTCCTCTGCGCGGCAGCGGGCCAAGCCCATATCGATCTGCTCTTGCGTGCACACGCCGCCTTCGAAAAAAGCGCGGACCCAAACCGCCTTGGCAGCCTGATAGGCCGCTTTGTCGGGCCAGGCCTGCCGCCAGGCTGTACGAATGGTGCGCAGCTCCCTGAACAGTTCGTTGATGATTTTTCCGACCACTTCGGATTGATCCTGCTGGGCCAGCTCGTCCGCTTCATGGGCCAAAAGACCGGACCGCACAACGGATAACGCCGACTGGGTAATGCTCGATACAGTCTTCATTTCGGCACCTGCCGCATCCAATCGGTGCTGTCGTCATCGAGTTCGCTGCCTGGCCCTGAAGCCGACCCTGCCGACTTCGCTCGCTCTTTGGTGAACCAGGTAACCAGTCGATGACACCAACCAGCCGAGGTGTCCACGGTGCTCGGCTTGGCGACGAAGAAGCCCATGAACGACTTGATCACGGCATCCGGAATTTCCGCTGGCTTGACCCCCGCGATCTGAGACTGTGCGATCAGGTAGCGGCTGTCAGGCGACCAGTCGGCGAACATAGCGTACCGCTGACGTTCGTCGAGATCTTCGATGGCCTGTTGATCCTGCTGGCCGATCAAGTCCGAAAGCTCGCGCTGCTGCAGCTGTTCGGTTCCTTGATGGTTCAATGGTGTATTGGGTGCAGCTGCTGCACCCCGTTCCGCGTTTTCCTGCACCCCGTTCGGTTGTGAGCTGCACCCCGTGCGGTCATCTGCACCCCGATCCTTACGGGGTGCAGCATTTGCACCCCGCTTAAGCTGTAGGTCATACACCACGGGGCGACGGTCGCGGCGGTCGATGTAGGCGGCGGCGATTGCTTGATTCCCCTCGGCGATCCACCCAGCCTTCTCCAACTCATCCAATTTCAGTCGCACGGTACGCTCTGAAAGCCCTGTCTGTTTCGAGATGGTCGCCGCAGACGGAAAGGCGCCTCGGCCTTCAGGCCCGGCGTAGTTCGCCATGCACAACAAGACGTGCCGCGCGGCGGGGTTATCCAGGGAGGACGTCGGGATATCCATTGCCCAGGTCATTGCTTGAACGCTCACAGTGCTACTCCAGTTCTTCTGCCCGTGTTGCCTTGCCCAGGTCTGATGTGCATAATCTGTCTCGCATAGTTGTGAAGAAGCCGGTCTAGCCACCGGCTTTTTTTTGCGTGAAATTCAGGTGTTAGGGGCGTCCGGCGCATCCGTGATCGCTTTTAGCTTCCGCACGAAAAGGCCACGGAGGCCAGACATATGAAACTTCCAGAAATCCATTACCCGGCCGCTTGGGCGAACGCTGTCGATGCACAGGAGCGAGAGCCCAAGAGCAAAGACTTTGGTAACGAAAGCAAAGAGTCGGTGGCCGCGAGAACGGCGCTTGGCCCTTACAAGTTGATGTGTTTTCTGCACGGCCTTCGATGTCGCTACAGCACCCCTTGGAGGGTTCTGTCTCCGATGGAGGCAGGCCAGCTCTATCTGATCAATAAGCATCATTGGCTCCCCGGCGCTTTCCACAGCACCGAGCCGATCGACATGCTTTACATGCTGCATGAAGAGCTGATGGACTTTCGCTTGACACCTGAGCAGTTCCAGCCGATACGGGATTGGGCTCCGAACCTTTTCTGCTGGGACGATCTGGCTGCAGAAGGTAATCAAGGGTGACGACGGGTGGAGTCTGACCGGGCGCCGGCCCCCAAATGGCGAGACGTGCAGCCTTAGCGCGGCGCTCAGCAACAATCAGACCTGCTCCAAATCCCAAGAGCAGAGCCGAACCTACAACCACCATAAAAATCAGTTTATCCATCGCCACATCCCCTACTGGTTGGATCAACAGCCAATCAGCTGTACTACTCGCCTCTCCCGCCTGGGCGGACAATCAGTTCGTTGCCGCTAATGGAAGGGTTTAAGCGGCTGATTTTTTGTCGGACGGCTTGCTGCTTTTACCCAGCTCCCCATGCATCTGATCGATAGCAATCCCAACGATGTAACTCGGGTTACTGATCTGGCCGCTACGGATACGGAATATGGTCGAGATGTCGCACTTGGCCCTCTCTGCGATGGCTTTGTAGGTCAAGCCAGAGCCAAGCAATACATCCAGTTTGTTCGGAAGATCGGTAGCGCTCATGGCTGCCTCCTTTGTAGATATGCACATAATCATGCACCAGTGCATAACTGTCAACGCTGCACTCTATTGCGGTATGCACTGCCGAAGGCGACGATTGCACTCATGCATAAGACTATCGATAAAATTTTGGCCGAACTGATGGCCCGCGACGGCCTCAACCAGGCTGAATTAGCTCGCCTATCGAATGTGGGTCAACCAACAATATCCCGGATACTCAAGCCTTCTGGCCCGAAAGGGATAAAGGACCCGACCGATAAGCAGGTGCGACCCTTAGCATCTGCCCTGAGGGTCACCACGGATCAGCTGCGGGGCTATGCACCAATTGATGGCAATACGGCCGACAGCGCAGTGCATGTAGAGAAATCATCTTCTACCGATCTGGTACTCGCTATGCTGGCTCGCAGCTCAAACCTACCCGAGAACCTGAGGAAGAAGATTCTAGCCGTCGCAGACGCAGAAGATGGCGGCGGCGCAATCGAGAGCGACTTTTACCGGCCGGGTGTTGTCGGCGACGAAGTATGGATCGCCCACTACGATGTACGCGCTGCGATGGGCGGCGGGCAGATCCCACATGAATACCCGGAGATGCTCCAAGACATCAGAGTCAGCCCCAAACATCTGCGCGAGATGGGCGTCACGTTCAGGGAGCACTTCCACCTCAAGATGATCACCGGCTGGGGCCAGTCTATGGCTCCGACGATCAAAGACCGCGACCCATTGCTTGTTGATGTCACGATCCGGGAGTTCACCGGGGATGGAATCTACCTGTTCTCGCACGACGAAATGCTTTACGTGAAGCGCCTGCAGAAGAAAGGCAAGGAACGCTTCAAGATGATTTCTGACAACAAGCACCATGACTCAGAAGACATAAGGGTCGACGATACCCACATCCTGGCTCGCGTGCTGTACGTGTGGAATGGGCAGCCGGTGTAATTGGCGCGAGGGAGATGCGCGGCCCTCAAGAAACCGAATCGGCAGCTGAGCCAATAATCAGCGACTTAGTTTAACGGGGGTGATGAAAGCTGGTAAGTGATAGTTTGTCAATCTAGCCAAGCGTTTTTCATAGAATTAATTTTGCTACCATCAAGCACATACATCAGGGACGACCATGGTCACTCGCCATACAAATAAAAAAAAACTAAATCAGCAGAAACCTAAGCATGAGATTTCCCTAAAAAAATTGAGAATCGACGCGCCTCCCTTCCGAAAACTCAAAAAAATAAGTATAGATTTTGCGCCAAGAATAACGCTCATTGCCGGACACAACGGTATAGGCAAATCAACAATCTTAGCGTTGGTCGCGAACGGCTCTGGGATAACTGACAAAAACATAACAACTTACGCGGGAAGACAGTTCACGGGGCTACTGGATGAAATCATCCATTTGGATTACGAAACCGAATTCTTTGCAAACCAAGAATCTAAAAAGCTCCCCAATCCTTTCTTAGACTATACGATAAATGGTGCAGAACTTACAAAGCGTTGTGGCCAGACTAAGCGAGAGGTCAAAAACAAAGACGGCGAAACATATAGACTTGAAGCCAGGGTAGTACCCAGAAACATAGTTGATGCTCCTTTTTCGGACCCGTCTAACACTATTAAAGTCGGCGTAGCTTCAAAGGTCCCACTACCGACTATATATCTAGGCATGACCAGAATGATTCCGGTAGGCGAAACCGACCCTGAATCTATTGAAACGGCGATAGACAACTCAATTGAGCCCGAAGACGCGGAGTTTATCGACAAATTCATTCAGGACATCATCAGTCTTGGCCCAAGGGACAAGTCCAAGAAATCCAGCATTACGACTCAGAGCATTATTGGGACAAGGAAATCAGCAAAACATCCAGAATACATGCACAGTCCAAAAAGCATATCATTAGGTCAGGATAGCTTGAGCGCTATTGCTACCGCATTAGCCTCCTTCAAAAGATTGAAGCGCAACTGGGAGAATTACCCAGGTGGGCTATTAGTCATAGACGAATTGGATGCTGGTCTGCATCCGCACGCGCAGCAGTCCTTAATAGAAGCAATTAAGAATCATGCAAAGTTATTAAGGCTTCAAGTGATCGCTACCACTCACTCGTTACACATGATTGAGATAGTGCACCCAGAAAACAATATAATAAACGGCAACGGCGCTAGGATGGACTCTATAGTTTACCTCACGGACTCCATTGCTCCGCGCGCCGAAAAAGATATGTCGTTTGAAAAGATTAAAAACGATATGACACTAACAGCTCCGACACCGAGGCCAAAAGCAGCCAAGCAAGATAACACTCTTAAAATTTACCTAGAAGACGCAGAAGCGGATTTTTTTCTTAGAAGACTACTCACTAGAAGCTTGAAAATTAGAATAAACAAGGAAACAAAACGGACACTTAAAGCCATTCCTATTAGTGTCGGCTGCCAAAATCTTCAAGGCCTACAGAAATTTGACTCATACTTTAAGACTGTTCTTATTGTAGTTGATGCAGACTCATCTGTGACAAAGGGCCTCAAAAACGTGGTTAAGCTGCCCGGCGGCCGCGACGCTCACGGCAATGGGTTCTCTCCAGAACGGACCATTTATGAGTTCGCCTTAAGGTTAATGGATGACGCCGAAGACTATCCTTCGACTCGGAGTTTTCTCAAAGAAAACAACATCACTAGAAATCAGATAGATAGGCATTTGATAAAAGGCGACACAAATATAAAGGACAGGGTATCCGCCAAAAAATGGATGAATAACCGACTTGCAATCATCGAGAAGTGGGACTTTGTCGGTCTATGGCTTGGCGAGCATCCAGACGACGTTGCTGCATTCGAAGCTGCGCTTATGACCGCTGCAATATCGACAGCCAGCCTTACGTAACTAAGGCTGGCCAAGTATACTGCCGACCGCTAAAATGAGGCCCGCACGCCTCAAGGGATGAGATCATAATGTACTCCAATAAGCTATACAGCCCCCTACGCTACCCTGGTGGAAAGGCTCGTTTCGCGCCCTTCATTGCGGAGGTGATGCAGGCTAACGGCTTGGAACTCGGTCATTATCTGGAGCCCTTCGCTGGTGGCGCCGGCGTAGCTCTTGAGCTTCTATTCGATGGGCATGCGACCCACGTGCATATCAACGATTTAGACCCTGCTGTCCATGCATTCTGGTCAGCTGCGACAGCCGAACCTGAAGGCATGCTGAAGCTGCTGCATGACACTCCAATCACGATGGCTCAGTGGCATCATTGGCGATCTGTGATGCTTGCCCAAGACCCGGATCTCTCTCTCGCCGAGAGAGGGTTCGCTACCCTCTTCGTGAACCGCACCAATCGCTCCGGCATCCTCAAAGGGGGCGTAATTGGAGGAAAGGCGCAGACTGGCACATACAAGCTTGACGCTCGTTTCAGCAAGGAGATGATTGCCGCTCGCCTGGAGCGAATCGCAACGAACGCAGAGCACATTTCGGTATATTGCGAGGACGCTTTTCTTTTGCTCAGTCGCGCATCAGAGATTCTGCCTGAACAATCGCTGATATATCTCGATCCGCCCTACTACGTTAAAGGGCGTGGCCTGTATCGAAACTTCTACAACCATGATGATCATTTGCAAATCGCTCAATTGCTGCAGTCGCCTGGTTTCGAAAGGGCGTGGGTGGTCTCATATGACAACGCTCCAGAAATTTGCGAAATGTATAGCCAGAACGAGGCTTTGAGTTACGGTCTGCACTACACCGCGCAAGCGAGATATGTTGGCGACGAAGTCATGTTTTTCAAAGAAGGTATTTCCGTACCTGATGCGAAAATCCCCAGAGCTACCGTCGCAGCCTGAATGTAGCCCAGCCAAGCGCCGGGCTTTTTAATGGGTGCTAGAAAGGTGCAGCCTCCTCTTCAGGCTCCTCATACGCCTGCGTCGGCAAATCCTCAACCGGCTGCGGCTCCCACCTCACCGTAACGCTATCGTCGTCGTTGAACGTCATGTCCAGCTCATCGGTAGCGACGAGGACCCCTATCACCTCCTCCCACTCACGATCCCCGTCCGTATCCAGGCGGTGAATCGTTACCCATCGCCGCGTCTGTGCGACTGGGTGGTTGATCATCTCTGAAACCCGTAGACCCAAACGTTCTACCCCGGACATATCAACGCGTAATACTGGTTTCGCTTTCACCTGCGCAATGCTCATAATCACCTCCCTTTTTACTGTATATATATCCAGTTAAATTCAAGAATAGCCGAGCCTGCAGGAAAAGTTAACCCACCGGCGAGAGAAGATTTCTTAATGCAGACGTGCAAATTATTATGCACCAGTGCATTGACAGGCAAATTGCACCAGTGCATATTCCATCCATCGCAGCGATTAAACCGCAGCGAACAATGACTGGTGAAGCCGCCAGATAGCATGGGATCAGCGAAGTGATCTCCCAGCCCCGGATAACGGGACCGACTGGACGAAGCTCTTTACAGAGAACGGAACGACCTATTGGAAAGCATCACTGAAGCACCTGGCTTGCCGGGTGCTTTGGGATGACAACCACCGAGTAAAAAGAATGGATACGACGATCGTATGCGGGGCATGGAAAGGCCACCTCGGCCGGGGACTTGCGCCGCGAGAGTTGCAGTTTTTGTTGTCAGCCGCCCAAGGCTGCACAGCCAAGGAAATCGCCCGGACGTTCGGCATCGCACCGGGCACCGTCGTAAAGCGCCTGTCGGTCGCCATGTTCAAGCTGGGCGTGAATCGCCAGACGGCCATGATCGCTGAGGCCATGCGCCGACAGATCATTTCCCCGCTGTGCTTCATGTTCGCGTCAGTGATTGCTCTGCATTCAGTACTCGATGACGACGCGATGAGGCGTGACCGGAAGGTGCCTGAGCAGCGCCGGGGCGGATACGAACTGAAGATCAGCCGTAAGGGCGCGGAGAAGATCCGGCCGGCGGCTGCGATCTGCTGAACCTGATTTCACTGGCTGGCCTTGGCGACAGGGCCAAACGGGAAATCAACCGGAGAATGCGGATGGACGAGTACGAAATGATGCTCAGCCGGCTTGGAACGGTGACCGTGAGCAAAGCAGGTATCAGTGTCGAAGGCTTCCAGGGCAAGAACGCTATGTGCCGCGACGTGGCAATCATGGCGGTGGCCTGGGCAATTGGTGAGCTTCAGCGGGAAATGCTTAAGACGATCAAGAGGCCCGGCGGCGGCAATATCAGCGTCGATTGAACAACCAGCGCCACGACAGCCCTGTCGTTAACTGCCCGATACCTCGAACGCTTCAACGCTTACCAGGACGCATCGGCGTGTGATCTGACTGGTGTGCAGAGTAAGCCTCCGGGCCGAGAGAGCAGTAAATCCTCACCAGATCACACCCCGATGCGGACGAAACTGCGGCCTATAACCGCCCACCTGCATCCAACTGCCAGAGCACACAGCAGCAGTTGAAACCCTATACGGAGGATTTGCAGTCATGCACCAGTAAGCACCCGCTGCCAAGCAGCAGTGTACTCAGCCACTAAAGCGCTGGGCGCTTGGGCCGACGAGAGAATATCGGCCCCGGAGAGCGCTGGCAGCCACCAGCCCCGTGAGCGGGAAGCGACCCTACGATGCGGTCATTGGCCATGACGCCGGAAAACGTAACCGGCCCCCGTCTCATCCCCCCTCAAATCAAACGACCGCATCGGCAGGTGCCAGGCCAGTCTCACGGCTGGGTTTGGTCACCTTCGCCTGGCATCTGGCCAATGCGGTCCTGGAGATTCCTATGCATCAGACAATCAGCCAGCGTCGTGCAATCCTCGAAGGCCTGCGCCAGCGCTGCACGCTCTCAACTGCCGAGTTTTACGACAAGGTGGGGCGGTTCAATCAAGCCACCCTGCCGCGCTTCACGGTGGTTCCGAGCGGGAACAACCAGTTCGGCGTAGTTGAACGCTCGAGCGGTGTCGTCAAAGAGGTGTGCACCGGCCACGGCGCAGCGTGCAAAGCAGCGCAGAAGCTGGAAGCGGCGCCAGTTGCAAGCACCAAACCAACCAGCTTTGCAACGTTCATGGTTCGCTGGACGCTCGCCTTCTGCATCATCTTGGGCCTGTTCGCCGCCTACGGTGCGCAGCCATGATCAGCCCAGAGCTGAGCCTGATTCAGCGAAACAAAGAACGGTCCGCCGTGCTCGAGGCAGAAGTCGCCGAATTCCTCAAGCGGGGTGGCGTGATCGGAACGCTGCAGGGCTTCGCGTACAAACCGAAGCCATACGGGCGAGCAGTCCCGGCAGCAGCGCCAGCGCCACACCGCCGGACCCGCCAAGCAATTTACGCTGCCGTGTTGAAACCGACTGCTGCTGACGAGCGAGAAAAACGTGATGCCGAACAGATCGTCCAGGTGCGAGAGCTTGCCAGGACGATGACCCTCACCGACGCAAGCCGGGCAAGTGGATTGAGCAAGCACATGCTCAAGCGCTATGCCTCAGAGGGGGAGTTTTCTTTCCAGCGCTACATCCCTCCCCCAGACCTGGAACGCACCAAGCCCGAGCGCATAGACCCGATAGCGGACGCGATGAACGTGCTTCGTATCAAGGCTGCAAGGGACCGCGGGCTTTCGCGCAAGGCCGCCATGGATCTGATCGGTATCAGCAACACGCTGCTCGAAAGGCTCATTGCGGACTACAGCATCGACTTCCCGCCGAAACGAATTCACCGTAAGTGAGGCGCATGCAATCGCGCGCCAACCACCGGCGGCGCCCTCTTCAACTCAACATCCCACCCAGCGGCCTGAGTGCCGATCAGGAGTTTTCGCTATGCCTATCCCTACAGACACCGCCGAGTTTCTTGAAGAGCTCAACGGCGGCGCCTTTGCCAGCCAGATCGGCCACGCCCTCTCCGAAGTAGCGGCAGGCGTTGTCGACCATGGCAAGGCCGGGAAGCTTGTCATCACCCTGGACTTCTCCCAAATCGGCGAATCCCACCAGGTGAAGATCAAGCACAAGCTCGACTACAAGGTGCCGACCAAGCGCGGTACCCGAAGCGAGAACACCAGCCTCGATACACCGATGCACGTCGGCTCCGGCGGCAAGATTTCTTTGTTCGCCGAAAAGCACGACCAGCTGTTCTCGCGTGAGCAGGCGCCCATCGTTCCCCGTACCTGATCCACCGCAGCACTCCCCTCCCCACAGAGACCTGACACATGTCCCTTTCGAAAGAAGCAATTCAACTGATCACCGACACCGCGCTGATCGCAGAAGGCAAAGAGCTGGGCACGTATACGCCCACAATTGTGCTGCCTGAAGGCGCGAAGGTCGTGAACCTTGAGCAATACAGTTCGGGCCGCAGTCGCTTTCGTGGCACCTTCTCAACCAGCTCGCTGCAGGACTTCAGCACCTACGTGATCGATCGCAACGTCGACGATGCCAAAGGCTTCATCAATCAGGATGAAATGAGCTGTTCGGTGCTTTTCAACCTGGGCAGCGAGGAAGTGCCAGGCCATGCAGATGACCGCGCCGTGCTGAAGCTAAAGCCCACCGCCGCGTACCAAGCTGTGCAGGCCATCAGCGGGCGCGCCATGTCTCAGAAGGATATGAGCGACTGGATCGAAGACTGGCACAGCACGCTGACGGCGGTTGGTGATGAGCTGCAGAACATCCCACTGGCCAAAGCCATCGCAGCCGTACGCACGATCACGGTTAAGGCGTCTTCGGAAAGCGATCACACCGTCAGCGAGACGCGCGCTAGCCGCAGCGCCATGGATGCCATCGAAGCGACCAGCAAAGAAACGCTGCCCACCTCGCTGATCTTCTCGGCCGTGCCCTTCGAAGGCCTGCAGTTGCGCGAGATCATCCTGCGGATCTCGGTCATCACCAGCGGTGCCCAGCCAGTGCTCAAGCTGCGTTGGGTCGGCGAGGACGTACAACGCGAGGAAATCGCGCAGGAGTTCAAGTCGGTACTGGACGCTCAGATCGGTGAAGCGGCCAAGCTTGCGCTGGGCTCGTTCAACCCTAACTGATCACCACACCATTATTCAGCGGGCGTCTTGCTCAGGGACCCCGCTGCCAATGCGTGAGCTATATGAATCTCCTTTTTTATCGCCGCTGAATACGGTCCACCGCTGGTCTCACTGACGTCTTGTTCAGCTAATTCCAGCAGCTTGTCTACATCGACATTATTTTTCGAAGCGGCGCGGATGAGAGATACCAGCGCTTGCTGACGTGAATGTTCGCGATCAGTAGACATTTGTTTCTCCTGTTACGGCCCCGTGCCCGTCACCCGTAATACCCCATACCAACCCAATTTGCCACCACCGGACACGGCGGGCGTCGCATGCAAGGGAGACCGTGATTGACCGCTCGGCTCAAAGTGCGAGCAAGTCCCGGTCCTAATCCGACAACGCCTGGCGCCAGGCGCGCACGGCTCGATCATGCCGTTCGTTAGCAGCCTTCCAAGCGTTGCCGTACCTCTCATTCCGCCTCACCAATTCCATCACAGCTCTGATAGACAGCCGTAACTCTGCAGACGCCAACTCGATTCTGCACGTGTAATTCATGGCTACGTACCCATCGCACGTTCGAATTCCTAATCGACAGATCCAGCACATGGTAGTTCTGAGAAGCTAATCAACGGTTCAAACCGTCGCCACCGCATCAGCCGCCAGCTCAATCTCGTATATCGCAGCTGATGATCGGCGAGGATTCCGGCCCGCGCCAGCGATCAAGCGTTCCGCCGCCGCTTCTGTCAGCTCATCGATATCAAAGCCCTGATCCGCCGCTGTGGCCATCACAGCCTTCAGCGCCGCTAACAACGCTACTTCCCTGCCTTCGCTCATCTGTATCCCTCCTTGTGGAGCGGAGAGCGTAGACCATTTCCCTGATTGAAGCCGCCACCGGCAAGGATGAACTATGTCCGCTCACCAGAAGAAACATCCCTTCGATTTCAAAACCCAGTACGGCCTTGGCTTCAACCCGCAAGACGATGAGATCGTTGTGGACTTCTTCTGCGGTGGCGGCGGCGCCGGTACCGGGCTGGAAATGGGGCTTGGGCGCACCGTCAACGTGGCCAAGAACCACAGCGCTGCGGCCATCAGCATGCACACGGTGAATCACCCAGGCGCGAAGCATTTCACGACCGATGTGTTCGACGGCGACCCGGACACAGAGTGTGGCGGCAAGGCCGTGGGCTGGTTCCACATGTCACCGGACTGCACGCACCACAGCCAGGCAGCCGGCGGCCAGCCGCGCAAGCGTGAGATTCGCAACCTGTCGTGGATCGGCCTCAAGTGGGCGGGCAAGAAGAAGCCGCGCGTCATCAGCCTGGAGAACGTGAAGCAGATCCTGCAGTGGGGGCCGCTGGTGGCAAAGCGATGTGCCGTGACTGGCCGGGTCGTGAAGTTGGGCGGCGGCATCGCTGAGCCGGGCGAAGTGGTTCCGGTGGGCCAGCAGTTTCTGGTACCGAACCCGAAGCAGCGCGGTACGACCTGGCGCCGCTTCGTCGCGCTGCTGGAAGGCATGGGATATTCAGTCGGATGGCGCGTTATTCGGGCCTGCGACTTCGGTGCGCCAACCAGCCGCGAACGCTTGTTTATGATCGCCCGGTGCGACGGCCAGCCCATCGTGTGGCCTGAGCCCACTCACGCCAAAAACCCCGCCAAGGACCAACAGAAATGGAAAACGGCCGCTGACTGCATCGATTTCAGCGACCTCGGCAAAAGCATTTTCGGCCGCAAGAAAGACCTGGCCCCCGCTACGCTGCGCCGGGTTGCCAAGGGCATGAGGAAGTTCGTCATCGACAACCCGGCCCCGTTCATCGTACCGATCGCCAACTGGTCAGGTGAGGCAGTGCAATCGGCGCTCGAACCGCTGCGCACGATCACCTCCTACCCAAAGGGAGGCGCCTTCTCTGTAGTCAGCCCTGTCATTGCACCGGCAACACACCAGGGCAGCGATCGTATAAACGACCCGCTTGACCCGCTGCCTACGGTGACCTGCGCGAACCGGGGAGAGCTCACTCTGATCAGTCCTACCCTGATCCAGTCCGGGTACGGCGAGCGCCAAGGCCAAGCGCCGCGCGTACCAGGGATTGATCAGCCGTTAGGCACCGTAGTCGCAGGGGGAATTAAGCACGCCCTGACCAGCTCAGTGCTTGTCGGAGCTGGCGGGCCGGTATATGCCGGCCATCCAGTGTCGGCCGACAAACCAGTGGGAACGCTGATGACGCGGAGTCATCGCGCAGTGGCCACAGCATTTATGGCTCAGATGAATGGCGGGTTTAACACAACGCACGCCAAGGGCGCCGATGAGCCCATGACCACGGTGACGAACACGGGTAGTCAACAACAACTGGCCGTGGCGAACCTGGTGCACCTGCGCGGCAACTGCGATGCACGGGACGTGAATGATCCGCTGCACACCATCAGCGCCGGCGGCCAGCACCACGGATTGGTCACGGCATTCATGGAGCGCCAGTTCGGCGCCAGCATCGGCCAGGCTCTGGACGAACCGGCGCCTACCATTACTGCGGGCGGCGGCGGGAAAAGCTCGGTCGTGTCCCTGAGGCTTTCGCCAGAGCATGAGGAAGGCGCTCTGCGGGTCGCAGCATTTCTGATCAGCTACTACGGCACAGAGAACGTAAGCGGCGCCGGGGAGCCAGCGCCCACGATCACGACCAAGGATCGCTTAGCGCTGGTCACCGTCATGGTCAAGGGCACGCCCTACGTGATCGTCGACATCTGCCTGCGGATGCTCAAACCGGCCGAGCTGTACAAGGCTCAGGGATTCCCGGCCGACTACGTCATCACCCACGGCGCAGACGGCAAACCGTTCACAAAAACCCAGCAGGTGCACATGTGCGGCAACAGCGTCAGCCCGCCGCCGATGGCAGCACTTGCTCGGGCAAATGACCCTTGGCGCGTTGCGAATGAGCAGGCGGCAACTGCGGCATAACTCATAACCACGGCAATGCCGCCAGCCATTCAGTGCAGCGTAGGAGTATCTGAATCAGCAGTTCGATCAGCAGTTGGTACATCAGGTCTGCGATGAGTTGTTTCATGTGGAAGCCCAGCTTTTGACAAATATGGGATCCATCGTGCGGCAAGCGTGCAATACGGTGGTGTGGTCTCAAGCGGTGTGAATGCCCTGACTGCTGGCCTGATCATTCTGCGCAACCCCCGCCGTACCAGATAGCCAGCCTCAACCCTCTCAATCAATTCAATGTCAGCCGCATGTGCGGCAAGGACGAAGTCATGCCAACTGGTTATACAGACGCGATCAAAAATGGGATCAGCTTCCAAGCCTTTGCCCTCAACTGCGCGCGCGGATTCGGTGCGTGCATCACTCTTCGAGATGAGGCAGGTGGTGGTGAGAGCATCCCTGATGAGTTCCAGCCCAGTGACTACCACTTCAAGGCGCTGGCGCACTCCAGATCACTTCTTGCGACTCTGGAGTCGATGACGTCTCTGGAGTGCGAGTTTAAGGCAGCCGCCGAGCATGCAGAATCCGAGCGCCGCCGCTCCGAACGCTTGCAGGAGTTGGGCGACCTACGACAGAAATATGAAGAGATGCTTTTGTGCGCCGAAGCCTGGACCCCGCCGACCGACGGGCACTCTGGTTTGAAAGAATTCATGGTCAAGCAGATCACCGACAGCATCGCTTGGGACTGTGACACCCAGTTCTACGACACGCCAGCCGCCCAAGTGTCCGGCTCTGAATGGCTGGAGACCGCCAAGCTGAAAGCAGCGAAAGATATCGAATACCACAAGCAGCAGTGGGCTGAAGAGCAAAGGCGTACCGCTGAACGTAATGCCTGGGTACGCGACCTTCGCGCCAGCCTATAACCCCCTCCCTATAAAGCCCGCCGGTAACCGGTGGGTGGAGCATAGCCGTGACCAAAGATCAGCTTTCTGGCCTTGGGCCAAAAATCAAGATAGCCATTGAAGCAGGCAAAGAAGCGGCGCTGGCCTGCACCGACGACGGCGGCAGCGCCAACTGTGATCGGGTTGTTATCCCCATGCCCGGCGTGCGGGAGGCGGCTGTCGCGGGTCTGCCTGGTTATCTACAGCAGCGCAGTGGCTGGCATCGTCGAGGACTTCATCTCGATACGCCATTTGGCGGCATTGGCAACAGGCGCGCAGCCGGAGTTCAGGCAATGCAGAAATCGCTAAAAGCCCAAGACGTCGATTGCTACGTGTACTACCAAATCGATTAACGCCTTCCGCCGCTCAACGCGGCCCGGAGCAATACAATGAGAAAAGTTACCCTCGACGAGTGGGCGGCGGACCAGTTCCGGACGCCGCCCAGCCTGAACACGCTGCGCAAATGGGCGCGCGAAGGCCGAATAGCGCCAGCCCCCGTCAAGCATGGCCGGAGCTACTATGTCGAAGCCGAGGCGCAATACAGCGAGCCCGAAAAACCGATTGTCCGTATTACGGGCGGAAGCCTGATCAGCCGAATAGAGAGTGCACGTAATGGTTCCAAGGCCGCGTAACGCTGGATCAAAAGACCTCCCGCCTAACTTGTATCGAAAAACCGACAAACGTAACGGGCACACCTACTACACATATCGTGATCCAGTCACCGGCCGAATGTTCGGTTTGGGCAAGGATAAGGCCGCAGCAATTATGGAAGCCGTCGCTGCCAATCATGCGGACGTGCTGAGACCAACACTGAGGGAGAGGCTCGCCGAGCCAGTCGCTTCGCTCGACCGTTTGTTCGCTGATTGGCTTGTTGAGTACGACCTGATCTACCGAGAAAGGGGTCTGAGCGTGCATACAGTTCGAACTCTCAAAAGTAGGCTCAGGGTGCTCAAGGAAGCCTTCGGCGATAAATACATTCGAAGTGTCCGGACGATGGATATAGCGACGTTCCTCGCCACATTCACTAAGGCCGGGAAAGCGCCAATGTCCAAAGCATTGCGGTCGTTGCTACGGGATGTCTTCACAGAAGCCATTGCGGCTGGATGGTGTGACCTGAACCCAGTCGATGCGACAAAGGCGGCACGGTCAAAAGTGAAGCGCGGGCGCCTAAGTCTCGAGCTTTGGAAAGCAGCTCACGCAGCGACTGACAGGCCCTGGCTTAAGCGGGCGATGGAGCTTGCTCTGCTCACAGGACAGCGCAGAGACGACATAGGCTCGATGCTGTTCAAGGATGAAGCAGACGGCTTCCTGCATGTCATACAATCGAAAACGGGCGCTCGTCTGCGGATCAGTACCAGCCTAAGGCTCGAAGCAATAGACCTTGACCTGTCGAGCGTAATAAAAATGTGCAGAGACCGAGTGCTTTCGAAGCACTTGGTGCATCACGCAAGAACTGTCGCCGTCGCGAAAGCAGGGAGTCCAGTAAAGCTGAACACTTTGACGCTCGCTTTCGCCGAGGCCAGGGATAAAGCCGCTGCAGCGCTCGGCATTGATTTAGGCGCGTACCCACCCAGCTTCCACGAAATGCGCTCTCTGTCCGCAAGGCTTCACGCATTAGAGGGGCGTGATCCTCAGAAGCTACTTGGTCACCGCAACGCAGCGATGACCGAAATGTATAAAGATGGTCGCGGGTCGGAGTGGATTGACGTCGCGTGATTCGTTTTAGGGATATATTGGGGGAATTTTGGGGAGGATTTTATGCCCTTTAAAATCAATCAGTTACGTTATCGTAGTATCCTCGACTGCAACATGCCGATCATGAACGGCTACGACCTGACACGCGCCATCAGGGCGCGTGAACAGTCTGTGCAGGCCGGTTCCTGCACTGTCTGGGGGTTTACAGCCAATGCCCAGTCAGAGGAAATACAACGCTGCCTTGAGGCGGGCATGGATGACTGCCTGTTCAAACCTATAAGCCTGAACACGCTCAACGACAGGCTGGCTCGACTGTCACCCCTGCCTTTATCTGCGCCTGTCCCGGCCTCACCCTTCAACCCGGACAGCGTGGGCAACCTGACCGGCAACCGCCCGGAGATGATCGATCGGCTGCTCGCGCAATTGCTGCAAAGCAATCAGGAAGATCGGCAAGCACTCGCTGAGCTCATCATCGAAGGTGATCACGGTCTGGTGGGTGAAATGGCGCACAGGATCAAAGGCGCAGCGAAAATCATCAGCGCACACGCCGTGGTCAAGGTGTGCGATTCACTCGAACAGGCGTGTGAGCTCAAGATGGCGCCCGCACATCTTCAAGAGCGGCATGTGGCCGTTAACACTGCCATGCTCGAACTTGAACAGGCTTTGACGATGCAATTGGTCAAGAAAGGCGCGGCCAGACGCACTGACTGA